GGACATGACATCTTTAGAAGATGGTATGTTGATGGTAGAATTTTTTATCAAAAAGTTATTGATAGAAACTCTACTACAAAAGGTATTACAGAATTAAAATACCTTGACCCACGAAAAATTAAAAGAATTAGAGAAGTAAGAAAGAAAAGACCTGAAGGAGTTACAGGTCCTAATATGCTTACAGTAGTTGATGAGTTTGTTGAATACTATCTATTCAATGAAAAAGGAGTTGTCAACTCTACATCTGGTGGCATTAAGATTGCGCCTGACACAATTGCATATTGTCCGTCAGGATTAATTGACCAAAATAAAAACATGGTCTTATCTTATATGCAAAAGGCTATCAAGCCTGTCAATCAATTAAGAATGATTGAAGACGCAACTGTTATTTACAGAATTGCCAGAGCTCCAGAAAGAAGAATATTTAAGATTGATGTAGGTAATTTACCTAAAGTTAAAGCTGAACAATATCTAAGAGATGTTATGGCAAGATATAGAAACAAACTTGTTTATGACGCCTCAACAGGAGAAATCAGAGATGACAGAAATTATATGTCAATGTTGGAAGATTTTTGGTTACCGAGTAGAGAAGGTGGAAGAGGTACTGATATTAGCACTTTGCCTGGCGGTCAAAATCTAGGAGAAATTAACGATATAGAATACTTTAGAAGTAAACTTTATCGTTCATTAAATGTACCAGTTAGTAGATTAGAGTCTAACTCAGGTTTTAATATGGGTAGAGCTTCAGAAATTACTAGAGATGAACTTAAATTTACTAAATTTGTACAAAGATTAAGAAAGAAATTCACAGAATTATTTAATGATATTTTAAGAACTCAATTAATTCTTAAAGGTATTATAAATGAAGAAGATTGGCAACAAGTAAGAGATAGTATCACATATGATTTCTTACAAGATGGTCACTTTGCTGAATTAAAACATACTGAAATGATGAGAGAGCGATTACAATTAGCAAATGAAATGCGTGATTACATTGGTAAGTTTTATTCAGTTGAATATGTGAGAAAAAACATTCTGAAACAAAACGAAAGAGAGATGGAAGATATTGACAATCAAATCAAAAAAGAAATTGATGACGGTATTATATCTGCTCCGACTGCTGATGTTACAGATACTACTTTATAGGAGAAATTATGTCAGAAAATACAAAAGCATTTATAGATAACTTAGAAACTGGTAACAATGCAGACGCTGGTGAAGCATTTAAAAGTGCATTAAGAGATAAAATGGGTGACGCATTAGATGTTAAAAGAAAAGAATTAGCAGCTAGTTTGTTTAATAAAGAAACACCAGAAGCACAAGCTTTTAGTGACCCTAAACCAGAGATTGCAACACCTGGAACATTTGCTCAAGATGGTTCAGTAGCAACACCTGGTCAACCAGAGTTAGATGGTAAAGCAGAGTTAGAGATTGCAGGCGATGGCGAAACTCAAGCTCAGTAATATTGTCGAAAGAGAATTATATATCGACTCGGATTCTTTTAAGTCTTTAAGTCCTAAAATGAAGGACGCCGTAAAAGATGTTTACGAAAGAATACAAAAAGAAACTGGCGATATAATTAAAGTGTTTGAAGGTGCCGTAGATAAGGCTGCCGAGTTTCATAATATTAATACTAAGGTTCTTTACGATTATTTCGATAAAGAATTAGAAGAACAATTAGGAGAATAAAAATGGCAACAGTTATAGTTAAGGGCGAATTTATTAACAACCCTAGTGCTAACAACATTGGTTTAGCTCATTTTGTTCATTGTGTAGCTACAGGAAGCGCTCAATCAGTTATAGTAAAAGAAGCCGGTGGTACAACTTTAGGTAATATTTACCTACACGCAGCTGGCGATTCTATTATAATCGAAAAAGGTACAACTGATACTATTACATTGGCAGATGGTCACGCTAGTGCTGTCGGTTCACCAAGAAGTTAATTAAATGACTATATCAACAACCAAATTAGTGGATGATAATTTTAAGATTATTGTAAACTCAAATGGTGTTGGAGGAGAATTTCAACAACTATTAGTTGATGTAGTTAATAGTAATAATGCAAGTAGTGAACCTAAAGTTTCGATTGCAAATATGCAGTATGAAATATTAGGTACAGGTAATGTCACAGTATTTTTTAAAAATGACAATACTAAAAAAATAGAATTATCAGGTAGAGGTAATTGGGGTTTAAAACCAGATGAAGTTAAACTACAAGACCCTATCGGAGATATAAGTTTAAATAGTGATGATACAGTTACAAAATATAATCTTGTAATTGAAACACACAAAGAAGCGGGATACAAGTAATGGCTGATATAGTAACAACACAAACAATCGCAGACACATCAGGTGTAAAATTTGTTGTAAAGATGACAAATCAATCTGATGGTACTGGAGAAACTTTAGTTAAGAAGATTGACGCTTCAGAGTTAACTTTTATGACCGAAGACGGCAATAGAAAATTAAGTAAAATATGGTATTCTATTAACACAGCTAACAGCAAGAGTGCTGTAGAGTTATTATGGGATGGAGAAACCAACGCTAGTATGCTAGAGTTAGGTGGCCAAGGATATTGGGATTTAAGACCAGCGGGAAATGAGATACCAAATAATGCAACCACACCAACAGGAGATGTATTACTATCTACAAAAAACTTTGCAAATGGCGATAATTATACGATTATTGTAGAGTTTAGGTAATAAATTGTATAAATAGTTAGTACAAAGAGAGAACATATGAAACTAATTTCAGAAGAAGTACAAAATGCCGAGTATCTTGTAGAAGAAACTAACGGTAAAAAGTCATATAAAATCAAAGGTATCTTTCTTCAATCTAACATGAAGAATAGAAATGGTCGAGTGTATCCGAAAGAAATTTTGGAACAGGAAGTGAATAGATACAATAAAGAATTTATCCAAAAAAAGAGAGCATTTGGTGAACTAGGACATCCAGACGGTCCTACAGTCAACTTAGAGAGAGTATCACACATGATACAATCTTTAACACCAGACGGCAATAATTTTATTGGAGAAGCAAAAATTATGGACACACCATACGGTAAGATTGTAAAAGGTCTTATAGATGAAGGCGCTCAATTAGGAGTTTCTAGTCGTGGTATGGGGTCAATAATACAGCGTAACGGTGCAAACTATGTAAAAGACGATTTTTACCTTGCAACGGCGGCTGATATTGTTGCAGACCCAAGCGCTCCAGACGCTTTCGTAGAAGGCATTATGGAACAAAAAGAGTGGGTGTGGGACAATGGTGTACTTGTTGAAAGGGATATCGAAGCCTGGAAACAAGAAATAAGAACAGCGAAACAAAGAGCTTTAGATGAGGCTAAACTAAAAATCTTTGATTCGTTTCTTAAAAAGCTTTAGTTTTATAAATAATACTAGAAACGAAAGTTTTTTAATTAATTAAAAAATAGAGGAGATTTCTCAATGGCCGAAACAGAACAAAAGATTGAGGCGTTAGAAGCAGAAGCAGTGGTAGAGGCGCAAGCTAATCCATCAGCAGACGCTCCCAAAAAGAATGCTGTGGCGGCTGAACCTACTCACCTTAGTAATGAGGGCGAGGATTTAGGTCCAGCGGTAACTAAGCCTACGGATTCTAATCCTGACGCAACAAAAAAGACTAAGCAAGTTTCTGGTGACGCTCAACAAAAATCAGCTGGCGCTGCTGACGCAATGCCGAAGATTAAAGAAGAGCAAGAAACAGAAGCAAGTGAAGGTTCTGAGGAAATCGTAGAAACTAACGAAGATGAAGCAGTAGCTGAAGAAGCAGTTGAAGTAGTTGAAGAAGACGAAAAAATTGATATCACAGCTGATGTTGACGCTTTAGTTAAGGACGAAGATTTATCCGAAGAATTTAAAACGAAGGCTGCAACTATATTTGAAGCTGCTGTTAACTCAAAAGTTAAAGAAGCTAAAAAGAAAATGCACGCTGGATACGAAGAAAAACTTAAAGAAGAATCAGAAAAAGCTAAAAGCGAATTAGTTGAAAAAGTTGACTCTTAC